CCAGTATCAAACGATACGTAACCGTAAGCATTAAGAGTATCAAATGGATGATCTATTACACCAAGTTTTATACTGCCGCCACCATCAGATGATGAGCCTTTATACTCTGTGTAACCGCCAGCACCTACACGTTGTTGCGCTCTACGTGGAGGCTCACCGTAACCGTAACTAGGGAAGAACCTCACGATCCTTGCACCGTTACAATAGAAACAGTTAACACTCCTTCAAACCAGCCGTTGTCATCAGACCATTTATTAATAGCCCCTTGTTCATATGCCACACCTGCTACATAAACTGTTTTAGATTCGTCACCCATCGTGAAAGTAACAAGCGCTCGATCCTCTAAGAGCGAACGTATGTACGTGTAGTCATTCCATGTGTCTTGGTATACGTCACGGTTATCATGCTGTGTTTGTGTCGTAAGAATAACAGGTAGTTGTATCACCTCAGCTACGAATGGCATAGGTATAGCACGTACTGTCCACCTGTGTAATGTTGGTGTTGCAGTTGATCCTGCTCCAGTCAGTGTGATAGTAGGAGTTATATACTCTCCTGTCACACCAGAGATAGCTTTGATACCTGATGTGTAAGTAGCATCAGTATCAGAAGTTATAGTAGCTGTAGTTGTATCATCAGAAGTTACTGTGATAGCTACTGCTTCACTTGCCGCAAGACTGCTGTGTCGTAGTTCAACAGACACAGGTGCTTTAAGTTCTGTTACACCCCACCTGAACCTACCTTCATTAATACTTCCAGTAGATAAATAGTTGGTGGATTCTTTGTACACACCTGCGCCACTGATACTGAACAGTAGGTTGCCTTGATCCATTACTATTCCTTGTACAGCGGCGGTACTACTAGCCACCATAATGTCACTAGCGTAAGCTGGTGTTAAAACATCTGTTAGTTCAGCAAGACTTATCCTGCCTAATCCTGAACGGGTAGTCGTATCAAACGGTGAATCGTAATTGTCCCAGTTGAAGTAAACAAACTCTCCTTGTGGCAGTAGATAATTAACACCGCCGCTTATCTCAATAAGAGGACCATATGTTATGTACCCTTGTCCCTGTATCTGGGCTAGACGTATACCTTTAGATGTGCCGATAACAAGCAGACCACCGTACTCTGTAATTGTATTAACTGTTTCACCTACTGGTAGTTCAGCGGCTATAACAGGAACATTCAACGAAGAAGTTGAATCGTTAATACCTATATAGTAGATGCGTCCTTGAACTCCTTGGTTGCCTGCCGCAAAAATACCTACAGGTGCGCCAATAACAGATGTCCATGAATCGACTTGATTAAAACTAGAGCTAGCTATATCAGCATTAGTGCTAGCTACAGAACCAGAAGAAAGAACAGTGAGCCTGTCAGCTACCGAAGCTATGAGATAACCGTTAGCTACCCACACGTCATCGACATTAGCTAACGTCCAATAATCCGTACCGTCAGCACCCGGACTGGTAAATGTAGTGCCAGTTACTTTAACCACCTTGCCGTTACCAGCTACAAAAATGTTAGTACCATCACTAGCTATGCCAAGTATGTCATCGCCACAAGGATTAGTAATTGCAGTAGCAGACCCAAACGAATTGGAAGAAGCCTGTATATTAGGACCGTCACACATATAAGCACGTGAAGTACCACCAGATTTAGCTGTAGCCATATATAGATTCGTAGAACCATCAGACCAAGCACGGTCTGTGTCTTTCAATAAAGTAAGTTCGTTCTTAACCCAAGGATTAACACCAGTAGACTCAAAAAACCTACGAGAACCCGACTCAGGAGTATCAGCCTCACGCTGACCAGCACCAAGCTCCCAATCATCCCTACTTCTTTTCCAAACACCAGCCTGATTTAAAGATTGTTCACCCGGACTACCTTGAGTATCAAAGCCCTGTCGTATTGGATCTACAGTAGCTCTCGCTAAACGACCGAGATCAATATTATACTTACGGTTACCTAGCCTTATGGGAAGAGCGTCACGAATTGTTTGATGAAGAGACATTAGCTACCGTAACGTCGTTGGAAACACCGATGACCCAGACGAACCTGCTCGAACACCATACAAAGACATCAACCGACGAGCCTCCTCACTTACCCGACGATCATATTGCGCCTGTAATATCAATGAGTAACGTGCGCGATCGCCAGCGGCAACAGCAGTATCACCCCGACTATCCCCTTGACTATGAAGATCCAATCGAAGACTTTCTTCACTTAGAATCAGAGCTACTCCTGCTCCTAATGCTGGAATATCTATCATCGAACCCTGCATTCCAACAGTGGTGTCAAGACGAGTATCCAGAGATAACGTAGACACAGTAAAAGGATGAGCGTATCTTATAGTAACATCGACAGCCTTTTCGATACCTTCTTTTCTAATAACTTTAAACGTACCGTCTATCTGTCGTTGTACATCTATATTAAAATTTAACAACCTGTCTTCTGAACTACGTGCTGTACGAGTAGCAGAAATAATATGGTAAAAACCTGTGCTTGTCATATCAGTAGCAGTCACAGATTGTGTGCTGGTACTAGCGAAACTCACTGTTGTAGTGCCAACAGCATACAAATTATTAGGCATTGATTTAATAGAATCTCTGATCGCTTCAACTATTTGAAACCCAGAGAATCTTGGTTCTACTTCTATAACAGAATCAGCAACCCAATTATTAGCAGTACTACCATCAATACTCCTGCTAACTGTTATATATTCACCATTACGTGAATGAACATACATAGTTTCAGGTTCAGTAGTGCTATTACTAATAGAGATATAAGAGCCTGCACGGATACCATCAGTCTGATATTTCAATCGTATTGTTGTATCAGTAGTGCTGATTCCTGTATGAATAGCGTCTAATTCGGTACGAGTATTACTATTTAAAAGTCTTTTAGTACGTGTTATACAGTCAGCAATCGTAGCCATGAGGTAAATACTAGCGTGTTGTAGAGGGTGAGGCTATGCCCCACCCCCAACAACTTCTAGTTAACTACTACGGAGTGTCCGTGTAGCCAGTTAGATTAGTGAATCTTGCCATGTGAGACTGACCCTTAACTTGGAGTCCTTCTTCACAAACAATTTGCACCTTGTCACTGTCGCCAGTCTTAGCAAGAGCTTCGACTACGAGTGGTTGCATAACCCGTCGGGAAACATTTTCCTTCTGGATTACGAATGCACTCTCAGAGTGGCACCAGCGGTTCCTTACACACTGTGTTTCACCAAACTCGGTGAAAACAGACATGACAGGTACGCGACCACGACGAGGATCATCAATGATCGTGCGGACACGATCATTACTTGATGTGCCGTTTAAGGTAGCAAACGAAGCTGGATTAGCGATCAGAAGATCGGGAATACCACCTGCGTTGTAGCATTTCTGCATCAAAGCTTCTAACGCCGCAACAGTCAACGTAGTAGAAGAACTGTCAGTGTTAGTAGTAATGAAATTCATCAAGCCACCAGTTGAACGGCGCTTGTTAGTAGTATCGTTTACTGGCTTACCATAAAGGTATGCTTGTTCACGAGTAATCACATTCTCAACTGAGCGGCCATAAACTTGTTTGGCGAACTCATCAGATACACCGTAACGGGATACCTGCTGTTCTGAACGTGACATGTGGATAGGTGTAGGTCCGAAGATCTGCGTGTAGTTCGAGTGGATCGTGCGATCTGCTGAACGTGCTTCTCCCGGATCGGAACCTTCAACCAATGCAGTACCAACACATATAACTGTGTCTTCGTGCGCGGCTGTTGTTGCTGGCCATGCTGAACCATTAGCCCAATCAGCTACGTTAATAACACCAGTGGAGTTATTAATCGCTGTGATTCTCTTAATGGCACCATTGACAGTAGCGTCTTCTTCACCAATGTTTAGAAGATCGTCTACTTGGAACCTGTAAGAGTCGGCGGCTGAAACTGTAATAGTTGTAGCGCCTGCTCCTGCGGCTCCTGTACCAGCTACGGTTGCACGAGGAAGCAATAGTTCTTCGTCCATCCATTTAAACTCTTGCTGATCTACGGGAGAACTTGAAAGAAGTTGCCTTCCATCAGTTCCAATACCGTTGATAAACGGAGAGTCTGTTGGTGAAATCATATAAATGAGTTCATCCATGTTGATCTTAACGCCAACGGCAAGATCGTATGAGGTTACTTTACCTCCATAACCGACTACGGCCATGTTATCGCTCCTTTATTTAGTAGTGGATTGTTTGTTCTTTCTCTTCCGCAACAGTCCTTCATACTTTGAGCGATTATCAGCAAATTCTTTGACAGGTATATGGTCACCATCTGATTTAACATATGGAACAAACGAACCATCGGCTCTATGTTCTCCGGCTTTTCCTCTTTCCCAATTATTATTTGGTCTACGAGGAGGAACCTTATTTCGTGTCCTGTTCGGAGTAGCATCAGCCGTTAAAGCTGGTGACTGAAGAATCCGTTTAGCAGATTCCTTGCCACATTCAGAGCAAACCCTTACAGGTTCGTCCTTCATGCCTTGTACTAACTCCCAAAGGAAATAGCACTCCTTACATTCATAAACATATGTAGGCATTAGATGTCAGATACAACTCGTTCGTCGCCTTGACCAGCGGCCTCAAGCACAGTGTGTACAAATCTTGCCGCCGAATCTTCCTTCGACCTGCCCGAATCATACGATTTCTGAAACTCTTGAAACCCTTGTTCATAAGGACTTTGAGTAGTTGCCTCTACTGGAACATTATCTTCAGCTAAAGCCTGCCTCTGTTCTGATACTTGCGTATCAGTCTCAGTAACAGTTTCCTGCGCCGGTTCCGGTTCTACAACGGGAACAGGGGTAGGAGCTAGTTCCTGCCATTCAGCTTGTATAGCTTCTGTATCCAGTTCGCCATCGTAAGCCTTAAACAAAAGTTGCCCTGCTTTTGAATCAGTATCAACACCTGCTTTCATAAAAGCTACTTCTCGTTTCAACTGATCGCGTTCAGCTATTGCTTCTTTACCACGATCTGCCGCATCTCGAAGTTCTTTTATTCCACCAGTTTCATCTACCATAACTATCACTCCTTTACTGTCGCACATAGTCGGAGGAACTATGCGGTGTGTGACTAAATTTGTCTCCCCAGTCGTCACTAGCTGGTTCAACCTCCACTACATACTCATTAGGGGCGTGGGTAAATCCCAATGGATAAGCTCGCGTCCGGCCAATACTTAGCTCACAGACGGCCTACGATTATTATAACCTAATCTCAGTCTATTTCAAGGAATATGCATTCTCCGGGGCATTCTTCTGCCGCTTCAATCGCCGTTTCCGCGAGTTCGTCTGGGACTGTCGCAGTTCCATCAGCCATTTGTAAGACAGGAGTGCTTTTATCTGTACGAGATTTATCTGACCCATATAAAGATTTCCATTCTGCTTCTTTAACATATGCTAGACCATCGTCATGCATGTCAAAAAGACTAGGGCATATCTCTACACAGAGTCCATCACCTGTGCATAAGTCTTGGTCAATCCAAACTTTCATTAACCCGGATGGTTAGAAAGAAATTCGGCATAGGCTTCCGGACTATTTAAAACTATGGTCATACCACCCTGATAAGGACTAGGGTCACTCTTCCCTAAAGTAACAGTGATTGTCCCTATTAATGTACCTATAGCAACCAACAAGGCTGTTATAGCTGTGATTAACTTAACGGTCTTATTCATTTTCTTCGTAGAAGTCTTTACCCCATGTCTTACTTTGGATGGCTTCTTCAGCTAGATAGATACGATCCCAGATCGAACTAAATTCTGAAGGAACCCAAGCCATAGAAGCAATGATCTCTTTCATCTCATCAACATCACCTTTGATTGCTTCTAAATCACCTGCCATAGCGCTTGTAATATGAGAAGGAGTAAAACGGCTAAGGTCATCGACCCTAGCGCTCCGCAAATCATCAAGACCGCCAGCATTTTCCATGACCCCTTGAGATATTTCATCAAGTTTTGCCAAAACTGTACTGTCTGTCCCAGTGTTTCCTTCAATTACCTGCACCTGTTTTTCCAAATCATCTATCCTGCCAGCAATACTAGCCGCATTCCATACGACGACTCCACTGGTGATAGCCACAGACATGATAAGTCCGAGGGTTATCCTAGATACTTTGACTTGTTTAAGGTCGGTAACGTCAGTCATTAGCTGGCGGCTGAAGCCGATCCATCACCAAACTGCTTGGCAACAACACTCTTAACAAGGCTCAGAACAGCAGTACCTCCTGCAATTCCAGCCGCTTTCATGCTTCCCATGTCACCAATGGTGAACACAGCAAGGAACGATTGCGCGAATGTGGCAACCACTCTTTCTAGTACGTCTTTGTTAAACATTATTTACGTTTACCTTTCTTTACCTTCTTGTATGGTACTTTCTTAGCCTTCCCTTTGGAAGAGCTAGTTGCATATTTGGGCATTTATTCTCCTATCTGTTTGCGCTACCGAACCCAGTAACACTACGCCCTACCGACGCTCCACCGCCACCTTGATTAGTGGCGACACGTTGACGAATCCTTCTAGCTAACGCCGCTGATCCTGCCGCACCAGCACCAAAGGCTACGTCTACACCTTCTTTAAGAGCAGAGAAATCTTTATCTTCGCGCATTGTTTCAGCGAACAGATGTTCCATGTCTTTAATCTGACCCCACCCTTGAGTGACTTGTTGTCTAGATAAATTTAGATGACTTAGTTCTTTTGCTAAATCTTGTAAATTAGAATAATTAGGCTCTCTATGCCCCCGACTATACAAAGTCTGTTGACTCTCTGTGTAAGTAGGTAGAAGCTCTTCAGGTAACACATCTTCACTCATCATAGTAAACCCACCAAACTTTGCTTCAGCAGTTGCACGTTCAATCTCACGTATCGACTGTTCAGGATTCAACATCCATGAAAGAACAGCCGCATCATCAGTAGTACCAGTCCAAGTACGGAACATACTCTTTACTTCTTCAGGCATCATAAGCACATCATCAACAGCCGCGTCCATGCGTTGCTGAACTTGTGTAATAGAAATGCCTTTACCTATAAGTTGACCGACCATAGTTGTGTCAGCTATAAGACCGTTATCAGCGAAAACATTTGTTACATACCGTTCGTAAGCTAGATACTCTGAGGCTGTAGGAGTCTGAACATTATTTTGCATTGCAATTCGTATACCGGGAAATCTATCCAAGTACGGTTCAGACTGGATGATAAGCATTTCTAATTCATCCTCGCCTATCTTCGGGTCACGCATCCACTGCTCGATAAGACCCATCATCCTGTTCGTGACATTACCCATAGCTGGATCATTAATAACAATGTTCCCATCAAGTCTCACAGGTTCAGGGAACCCCCATGATGTCAACATGTTAGAAAGCTCCATGCTTGGTTCGTAATAACCGATATCGGTTTCTCTTGCAGGGTCACCCATACCTACAAAATGTTCGTCAGGTTCTCCCGGCTTACGTACAGTTTCATCGTCAGCTACGTCAGCAAAAACAGGGGGACGATCATCGTCCATTTCTGGACCTACTACTTCGTAAGGAGGTTCATCTGCTAATTTTGGTTGTTCACCTTCCATGCCAAGTGGAGGCACCCAAGGATCAATGTCAGTAGGTTGACCACCCGGACCTGTAGGTAGAGGCTCTCCCGCTATAGGGGGCGCTCCACCTGTTGTTCCTGTATCCGGTCTAAGAACTATTTGAGGTCCACCTGTAGGCGCGCCTGTTTCATCCCATGTGTATACAGGATGCGCCATTGGGTCTTCGTAATCGCCTAAACCTACTGATTCTCCAGCAGTTACAGTCCCACGCATTTGAGCGGCGGCATCAGGAGAAACAATTCCTGTTTCTACACCAAAAGCTATTACTGCTTCTTGCCCGCCTTGCGCGTTTAATAGTGCTAAATGAGCTAGAAAATCGTCTACTTCTGACATTACAACTGTCTCCCTGTGAATGCTTTCTGTATAACATTAGCTTTAGAAGCCATTTGTTTTCTATAGTTCATAGTCTTTTCCCAACCACCACCTGAACGTTGCGCCCATTCCTGAGCCTCATACTTATCCATGAACTTGTGGTTACCTTCTTCATCTTTATGAAAAACAACTTGTGAATATTTAGGATCACTCCAACTAATGTCACGTTCTTCTATCTCTAACGTATTAGCTATAGCTGATTTAGCACCAGCTAAGTAATCAGTAATTGTGTACTCGCCACCTGTGTCTTCAAGCCACGTATCTATCTGCGTAGAGTAAGAACCCCAAGCGCCTTTAGTTAGATTGTCTATCCATCTGTCAATATCAGATTTGCTTTTAACACCATCTACTGCCATTAAAGCGTAGTTGTACAGTACATCTTGGTCTACTTCTATCAGTTGTTTAGCCGCACGATCACGCCCGTAGTCCATCCAGTCGCCAACTTCTCCAACAAAAACTTTAGTATCCCAATCATATGTCCAGCTTTTTGCCTCGTTATCGTAATACTTTTGTTTTTCATAATTAGTGAGAACGTGACCGACTTGCTTTTCCATTTCCTCACCGTCCCAACCGTGACGGTAAGACATGTGAGCTAAGTTCGATGCATTCTCTTGAGTTATTACAATACCTTTTTGTTGAGCCATACGGATAACGTCATAGTATCTGTCCATCATGTTTTGTCTGAACGTAGCTTCATGCTTTGGATCACTACCGTCGCTTAAATACTTTTGATTTGTAGCTGAATACGTTTTATAAAAATCTGTTTCCAAAAGAAGACGTTGTAACAAACCTACTTTTGCTTCTGGATCATCACCGTAATGCGTAACTTCAATTAAATATTTTTCTATAACAGCTTTAAGTTCAGGGTCTTCCCACATCCAAGCGTACTCAGGGTAGTTTGCCATGAACGCGTCGAGTTCTTGTTGTTGACTTACTGTATTTCTATTTTCACTCATTGAATAACTCCACGTAATCGTAAGTATCAGGATGATTATGGAAATGGTTAGTACCCCACGGAGTAGGTATAAGCAATCCACCAAACTCTTGAGAAGTAGTGCCTCGTTTTAACGCGTCCAACATCTCAGAATATTGTGATTCTTGTATAGTTGCCACAGAAGCGCGAAGCCCTGTGTTCCAATCAGGATACGCTTTCACACCATCTTCGTTAATAACAGGCCACTCATCATGTGATTTACCCCACGTAGTATTAATAGGATTAAAACTAGAACCATTCTCATTATGAATCCAACTAACAACCGTGTCTAAATTATCTGCTGTAATAGGTGCATCTATCCCTTGTAAGAATTGATTAGCCCAAATAGCTCTCTCTGAACTAGACAACTGCCCTCTATTTTGCAGAACCTCAAAAGAATCTTGGAACTCAACAGGTTCCTGCATCATAGGTTGCTGGTCATTCAAAACAGTACTTAACACATCACCAAAATTACCAGATTGCGATGTTCTTCTCTTGCCGAATGTAACTTCTGACGGGCGTTCATTATTCTGAAAGAATCCATACTGAGGGCCATTCCTTGCAACCCACGCTTCAGCTTCTTCAGTAGGATAAGAAAGTATAATTGCATTACCTGTTACAAGAGGATTAGTTTCACTAGGATAATCCATAACTTCTTTAGCGAAATCCTCACCGTAAGCAGAAACTAAAGCCTCCCATACAGGATCTAACATTTCTTTGCTAGTACGACCCATAAGAATCGACATTCTATGACCTTGTTTACCTGCGTCTTCCATCATTGTTTGAAGCATCGAAGACTCGTCGAGTCCTTCAAAAACAGTACCGGACTTATCTTCTTGGTTAGGGCCAGCCTTGTTACTAGCTACATCTCTTACACCTAAAGGTGCGGCTATAAGACTCGCGGCGGCTAACCATTTAATAAACGGTGAGTATTCTTTATCGCTTAATTTAAGAATGTCTCGTAACTTACCCGGAAACATCATTTCGATATGAGGTTGTTTAAGAAGAGATTCTACAAGCCCTTCAACACCGCCTTCTTCTATTACTTGACCGAGCGCACCTTGGTTGTATTGAACATTAAATTCGTCGAGTACATCAAACACTGTGGCTTGAAGATTGTTTATGTCTATTTGTTCTGGTAAAGGTCGCGTCCAAGGATAAGGAGGTCCAACATTTCCGTATTGGTCGCGTGTTATAAAACCGACACCATTAACGTACTCGCCAGTAGGTCGGTACCCTCGAACATCACCTTTGCTCCAAACTCGATTCGTAGCGACTTCATCCGTAAAATTAATCCAAGGATTGTCGATCTGATAACCATAATCCATTGGATAAGGACCTCTAGGTATGTCTATTTCATTGCCGAATTCATCGACTGTAGGTTTATACTGTTGAGTATTTTCTAACACTTCTTTTCGTCGGTCCATCATTCGATTTGGATTAGGGAACTGATTAGCAGGATTAAATTGTTCATACAACTCATCTCCTAAATCTGATACCGCTTGCTTTTCATCTACTGATTCTGGGCCTTGCCGCCAATCATAACTATCTTCAAACTTTCCTTCTTGGTAAGCCACATAATCGTTATATTCTGCTTCATCCATCATGTTTAAATAATGATCTCTTTCAGCACCTACTCTTTCTTCAGGTTTAGTCTGTCCATCGTAGCGGTACCAATCTGGCGCATCATGTTGTTGGTAGCCAACTGGGAGTTGGTCTATTTCAGCTTCTATTTGTTGAGGATGACGTCTGCTTGTTCTGTCATACGGTGGGAATGTATTACTATCCGCGGAACCTATACCAGAGTGCATACCTCTCGGTCTTAAATACTTATGCGTGAGTACACGAGACAAATCATCGCTACCACGACGCGCCACAGTTCTACGTGGAGCCATACGCGCCATAAGATTTTTCATCACCCACATCGGCCCCTTATACATAGGCCAAAGACTAGCGATATCCAACGCGTCTAAACCAGTAAGCGCACCGCCCATATAATCAGTGCTATCAGAATAAGGGTTAACCCCATGCTGTTTAATGGATTCCTGAGTAGCACCCGGCTTGCCTGTAATAACATCCATAGCTGTGTTAAACGGGTTAGCAGTTTTTAAAATACTACCTGCATTCCATTGCGCTTCAGGTTTACGTGTCAGTTCCCACGCCCAATCGTGACCGTCTTGTGCGTCAGATTGAGTCATTAAAGAAGTCAAACTATCGTAAGTCAAACCTACTTGACGCAACCATACGTCAGCTTGTTCAATGATCTCATCATCTGAAACGGTTACCTCTTTAGTTGGGCGTATACCCGGAATTGATTTAGCTTCTTTATGACCAGCTATTAACGCGCCTGCCATAAGATTAGTTAAGAACTCTTTCTCATCTCTGCTAGTGCTTTGTATTATTGGGCGTGTGTCACCAAGCTCTGCTTGAGATGGTTGGTATAAATCTTCGTCTACGTAATCTTCAAAACTCATTAAGTCACCGACCTGTAATCATAAGGACTGTTTATCCCCCAGCCTTGAACCATTCCTTGCGCTAATGCTTTAGCGGCTCCAGCGGCTTTATGCCCAGTATCCAAATTAACATTCGCGCCTATCAATGCTCGTCTAGCTATGTCTTCTGGTGTGTTACCTATATCACTTGGTGACATACTCACAACATCTGATCCTGATGCAAGATGAGCGTTAGTGCTGTCGATCATTCCTTGAATATCTTCATACCCCATGTTTTGTTTTGTGAAGAAACTGTTACCTATACCTTCGTTAAAGAGATAACTTGATGTTAATAAATCACCACCAGTAGCTTGAAATATCCCAGCGAAACTTTCTCGGATGACTTGTTGTTCTAAAGCAAGATACCTTTGCATGTCTTCTGAATCAAAATCTCTCTTATTGGGAGACATTGTAAAATTCTTTTCGTATTTGTTGCGAAGCTGACGGGCTTCTTGCCGTGTGGTAAGCCCCATCTTTACAGCATTATCAACAAACGTATCGCTATCTAATCGTTCACGCCCCATTACTTGTTGCCATTGAGGGGTGTAATATCCATTGTTAAAATAGTGACCGAGAAAAAGATCTGTTGTTTGCATCACATCCGCACCGTAACGATTCTCCGCTGAGATTTCTGTGCCTATACGAGCATCAATCATCTTGTCGAAAGCATTTTTGAGTTGTTCTTCACCTAACCGTAACCCTGTTTCTTGTTCGTAAACATCCAACAAATCTGATGTCATGCGATCAGCTTCAGTTAATCCAGAGTAAGGGTCTGTTTCATATAACCCAGAGATAAGTCCTCGCATCGCAGTACTTTTAGAATCTTTATATTTAGAAGCAAGTTCATCAGTATGTTCTTTTTCACTTTTAGTGAAAATACTAAGAGGATCTTCTGTGCCACCTGCTTGTAACATTTTGTCAGCTAAATTAACTAAAGCTCCGTTATCTCTTATATCTGAAGCTTGCCCAAAAGAAGGCATGTTCTCGGTACCATAGAAACCTGAATACCATAAAGAAGCACGCATACGATCACGCTCACCTTGATCTAAACCATTCCAAAATGCTTCAATGTTTTGCATTCCAAAATGTAATCCTGTTAAAAGATCATCAACGTCACCGACTGCACCTATGCCTAAATCATCACCTTCTAAAAACGTCAACTGTAAATCAATATCGTCTTCACCGTCACGCACTAATGTCAATATCCCATCTTCAAAAGCTCCACTACCTATTGCAGTATCAAGACCACTTATTAACGCACCGCCTTCCACCTGCGATGCATATTGATTGTATATATCAGGGTTTTGGATAATAGCGCTTATAGAAATATTATCTGAAAAAACGAAACGCTGACCTAAAATAAAATTCTTTAAAATCTCCCATGCTTCTCTACCAGTTTTTAAAACATTTCTGTCTTTCCTAGAAGGATGTATAGGTTGATAAGCGTCTTCCCAATCTTGGTCAGTTAATACCATCAGCTACTCCATAGTAAGGATCAAATTCAATTTTAAGAAACTCATCTTCCCCAATGAGAGGACGACCAACAGTGTAATATAAAGAATTTAACCAAGGTTTCCCTCTTCTCATTCTCTCCATTTCATTCACCGCTTTTCTTCTAGCTTGTTTTCTTAAGTCTGTCCCACCTTGCCTGTTTTTTAAATCATCCATAGTTTCCGATAAGCTAACTAGAACTCTTGCGAACTCTAGTATGTCATCTCTATTTTCAGATTCAGGTATTAGTTCAGGTGCTTCGTCATATACTTGTAAGATTACTTTAAAGTCGTCAATAGTTCTAGCTCTTTTACCTTCAGCAGTAGAAGGATTTGACTTACCATAAGCAAAAATAGGGTGAAGATTAGTGAAACTCTCAACAAAAGCCTCTTTTTCTGCTTTAACTCGTTTAATAATCTCTTGAAAGTTTTTAATTTCCTGACTCGACCAACTTGTACCTCTGTAAATACCTTTACGTTTGATCTTATAATCATTATCTAAAATGATTCTGTCCATCTCACCAGTACGCAAATGGTATTCCTGATTATCTGCACCCAAATACCAGCTTTCTACTAGATCATCCCATTCGATTCTGTGCCTAAGATCCAACGCGACCATTCTTTGTGCAGATAACGCTGAATATTCTTCATCTTCTGTCCAACTAGCAGGAACAAGATAAGAGGCACCGAACTTATAATCAGTAATAAATTGCTCATTATCATTAATGTATTCCAACGCAGGTTCAGTCGGAGGGAGAGGCGCTCCGGTGGCAGTCGTAGTTTGCTTGCCGGTAACAAACAACTGGAATCTGTGTGGAGGTGCATGTAATCTCCAGTCTTCTCCGTGTTCTGCTTTAGCGTCATTGACATACCTTTCAAACAATTCTACATAAAGTTCTTCCCACCCCATCGCACCTGTACGTGAAGCAACATCCAACATGTCTTGAAACTCTCGACTGAACCTTAATGGTTCATCACCTATCAACGGTTCCATTTGTGCGGCACCCGGCCCCCAAAACCAAGTAAATGCGCGCATGTTTAAAATGTTTCTAGCGTGTTGTCTGATACCTTCTTGGTACTCTGCTTTGTCAAGGTAGTAAGATTCTTCGTCAGGTAACTCACCTAACATATTCATAAGAACAGCACCAGCAGTTAACGCTTCACCTGCGTCTTTCATACCGAAAGGACTTTCAGTCATGCCTATATTTGTCATACCAGCAGGTATCACATGTTTAATAAAACCAATGCCGACTAATGAATTAAGCATACTCGCCAACGCAGAGTTCTCATCTACTGCTGTAGAACCGCTATACCTGAAGTATGTTAGATCAGCAAATAAAGGTGCGAACTCAGGAAGCATTTGAGATATACCAACAAGAGGAATTGTAATTATCGGACCCGCTCCGGGCTGATGAACTTTGCTTGCGTCCCATCCGGGTAACATGCTTTTCATAGGCCAACCAATAGGTTGTTCCCACGGTTGCAGTATCGAATCTCCTGCCCATAACATTGCGGCTTCTACTTGAGGTACCGTCAATTTGCCAGCTAAATCTGATACGCCATCCCACCCTCCGTGGACAAGATTTGCTACCGTAGGTAACACTGGCATATACAGGCGTTTCTCGCCGAAGCTGTCTTCCCTGATGAAACCAACATTTCCGCCTACAGTTATTCCAGCTTCTAAGTTTCTGTACATTTGAGGGTTTGCTATTAACCCTCGTGCCATTCTTCTAAGGAATTGTTCGTGGGCGAACCAGAATGGTATTACATTCCCTACAAGTTCTTGGAACATTGGACGGAGTGTATGATCGTCTATCCAAGGGATTGTTTTACCAACAGCGTTAGATGATGCTACTTTTATTTGTTCGTTTATTACATGTGATTCATGCCATGCCCAATCCATAAAGTCATCAACAACAAGCATGAACTCATCTGCATTTTGTTTACCTAAAGAAGTAGGATTAAATCTGTTAAGAACTTTTTGTTCTATCGCTGGTTCTAAATATTTAGCTACTTCACTGCGATCCCTGTTGATAATACCAACAACAAGTTTTTTCATATAGTTAGGTTCTGTTGGCGCTGTGATAGTTCCTGTAGCTACCATGTCATGCATTCCTATATGAACAACATCAGGCATCTGCTCAGGATTCATCATGCCATGAGTAATTATTTCTTCTAAATCATCTGACCGGACTTGACCTATATCGTCAACACGTATCATTCGTCCTACAAGACCCTTAGCGCTTTTAAGGTTTGTGAACGCAGTTGGTGAATGCTGAAATGTTCTTCGTATAAATTCTGTTTCTCTTAACGCAAGAGCAAAGTTTTCTAACCACAATGGTTCTCTAATAAGAGCGTTCATTAACGGTGAAGCTATACCTTCAAAGAAGGTATTAACTATATTTTGGAACGCTCCTTGCGACGAAATCACAGCTTGAGGTCCGTGTGCTTCCCAAGGCATATCATCTAATCGTGCAGTCATATTAAATCTTGCTATATCAGGATCCAAAATATTGTCTAGTAGCGGCCATGAAACATCACCTATTGATGTAGTGTCTATCCCTTTTGCACGTAATGGTTTTGTAGCATAATCCCATACGCCGTCTGTTTTCGCGTTTGCTCCTTTGCGTATCAACTGGTCTTGTGTACCTCCGGTACCTAAGAACCGTCCTGTTTCAACCCATTGGTGGTCGTCAGGGATCATGTACATGATTTCTTCTGGATTAGTTGAAAGAGCTTCGTCGGGGATTCCCATTTTTTTAAGAGCCATACTGTTAGCCATTTGTTCTTTAACACCTGTCACTGTTAATTCTGCAACAGGATTGACTCGTCTTTCTTTTCTTACATGGTTTAATCTGGCATGAGCAATCTCATGTTCCCAAATAAATGCCGCTTCAGCTAGTGAATCCTCTAAACGAGAAGTTGTAGTAAGAAGATCAACTTCATCTCCGTAAAGATTTTTCAACCATTTGTTAGCAAGTTCTAAAAACTCGTCAGCAAAAGAAAGTTCTCCTGCAATAATCTTTGTGTTTGGACTGCTCAAATATGCAAACATCATATTCGGGTCAATCCCCATTTCGTGTAATGCTTGTATAGCTATAGAACTATATGAATCTGCACCCTGTGTAACTATTCTTCTGTTAGCCCACCCAAGAATAGCGTCAAAATTTATGAAAATAGGAATAGGATCAGTAGCAGATGCGCCTCTTCGCAAACTATTCATACCCATTTTAGACATGCCATACGCTTTACCAGTAGGGTCAAGATCGTGAGGGTATAAAATTTCTGCTGTGAAATCGTCTGATGTCATAGCACGAACTTTCGGCCAATCCTCAATATAAATCATGTACTCTTCTTGACTTATTGTTTTGCGCGCACCCTTGTTAGGACCGCTAAGAATACTGATCTCTATAAATTCATCAGAACCATTTACAACTGGATGCAACTCAAGACTAGCCATGTCGCTTGTACCAAACACAGGGCGTGAAGCGAATCCTTCTCCTTCCCACGGGCTTGCAGGCCAAATCGAATCTGCTCTATGAGAAGTACCATACACACCTATATCTGGTGAACGGTACAACGGATGGTTATTAGGAGCGTAAGGATCGTGTCTGTAATTAGGTTTAATATCTCGATTAAAACCTTGTATCTCTGCCACAACATCATCTGTAACTTGTATTTCTGTACCATCAGGGATACCTAAAACACTATTTTCTTTAGGGAGATTCATTTTTGTTTTGCCAGTGAAAGCATTTGAATGAACATCAACTCTCGCAAAACTTAAAGCTGGAGTGTCGGTAAAAGTAATACCTGTTTTACCCATTTGTTTAACAGAAGCAAACTCAGTGATTGCTTCAGATACAACACGCGCTGTATCAGGATCATTTAACATAATCATCGTTGGGAAGTACACACCGTTTGTGTCATCTACAAGTGACATCATCTCTAAAGCATCGTCAGCTACAGTCGAATAAATTTCTGGGCCTAACCCTGTACTAATAGGATCATTAAGAGGATTCAGTAAATCTACTATTTCATCAGCAAACAACTTAGCGTATTCAGGATTATTTAATTCTCCTATAGGAAGAGAAGTAGTTAAGGCTCTTCTTTGGTTAGGGATGCTTCGCAATTTGTTAGCTAAAAATTCTGCAAATTCTATAGAAATATCAGGATCTTGTAACGTAGATACAAACGATTCAACTATTTCTGTTCTTACAATCGGCACATAAAGAGATGTGTGATCTGCTGGCCTGCCACCTTCAACTGCACTAGACATCCTCGCAGACTCATCAATTTGTGAAGAGTACATTGGTTGAATAAGTTTTGAATACGATGCTTCTCCCATATGCGCTCTCAATAAAGCAGGATCATCACCCATTGTTGTCAAGATATGCATATCCATATCTTGTATGTTGTAAAGCATTAAACGCTGTTCTTTATTACCAACAAGCAAACCGTTTAAAATATTTTGCCCATCCAAATCATTTCTGAAAATATCCAACCGAGGTACAGGCAACTCTGGTACAAGAGTGTCGCCTGTATGAATATAAGTATTGCCAGTACGTATCGAATCTAACGCACCATCAGCAGTACCTTCAGCGGCAGGAACCCATTTAGTGTTTGATCCTATTCCGGGTAACGGAGCGGATTTATCTAATCCAGCTAAAGGTTTAACTGGTATATATCTATGCACCCCGTATCGTGATGTTTGAGGGAACATTGTCCAATGAGAAAGATTAATAGCATTAGCTTCACGGGCAGTTAATGTACGATCTCTTGCTAATGTTTTGTAAACATCAATCCATTGATCTAACGGTTTAGCTAACATATCGTCACTAAACATTTGCGCTAATGCACCTTCTGACGGCATTGTGAAAAGCTCTTCGTAACTTAACGCTTCACCTAATTGGATTCTTTCTACAACACTAGGATCCCAGTCTGTTGCTTGTGAAAAAATGTAATTGATTCTTTCGTATACTGCGAACTCTTCATCAGATAAATCATCTAACCAATTCCATTCATGTCCTGCCGGAACTTCAGCACCTACTCTACGTGCTTCAGCGTAATCTCTTTCCGACATTGCTTTACGCATACGTTCTTCTTTAGATAAAAGTTTTGCTTCTTGTGCGTTATGCGGCGCTACTAAAGGTGAAGCATTGTCCCATGCGTGACCATTAGGTGATCGTCTATGTGCTTGTCTTAAAATACCTTTAAGATCAAACGGCATGTAATCAAGTTCGCGTACAAACATTTGATAAAACTGTGCAGGATCTTTAGCAACTGCATCCGTTCCTAAAATTGTTCTAATCGTGTTACGCGCATTATCGCCAGCGACTTTAGGGTTAGCATTTAAAAGAACTTTTGCCGCTTCAAAAGCCGCAGGATCATCTGCTATTCGCCACCCAAGAATGTAAGTAGCTCTTGGGAAATCTGCACCTAGCATCGGTGATGTATCCGCTAAACCAACTTGTGCTGGATTAGGCATTGTTTCAAAAATGTGTCTATCATAACCTAACGACAAATGAACATGATCTGGTGAAAAGCCATCAATATAGTCGATACCTTCTCTTGCTAATTGTTCAGCCGTAGTCTCACCTGTATATCCTTTTGATACGGTACTAGCCATAACATTCGCACTAGCATTACGCGCTGTTGGATGAAGATGCCATATACGCGCGGCTTTAACTAAGTACTCAACGTGTTCAGGGCCAACAAGATTTGTTGCTACTTTTTCAGCTAGACGGTCTGTTCTTTGTTTAGCTTTAACCCATTGTTCTGGTGGTAAATCGTATTGTATACCAGTCTCAGGATCTGTAACTCTATCAGTAAATTTTCCTGTAGTTCTTTTAGGATTTGTAACATTTGGTGTAGATGGTCTTACAGGATTGTACGATCTGCTCCGACCATGAAATTTTTCACCGATTCTCTCCCAATACCAACGATGCTGTTGCCTAGCCCATTCATCAAACATGTTGACGTTATAAACATACCATTTATTAAATGTGTGTGCTTTGCCTGCAACTGGGATATCCGAAGCATTATTTAAAATCATGCTTAATCTTTTATAAATAAGATCTTGTTGTTGTACTTCAGAAAAAGCAAGCCAAGCTTGACCGTGTTCTTGAGCTAATTGTTGTGAAGCAATTTTCCTTAACTTATTTTCTTTAGGGCCAAAAGATCTTAAATACCATAAAATAGGTTTAATAACGCTAGCTCGTCGGTAGCGCTCTAATTGTTGAAGGTTCTTACCGTCATACCATATTCTTTTACCAGTACGAGGATCATATGCTTTATATAAAGATGCGCCTCTTGGCCCAAGCTTTGCCGCTAAATAATCTGAAACACCATTACGTAAAATAAAAGAAAACGCTTCTTCGCCAGCAGTCTTAGGAATGAACCCCATCCTTATCAACACGGCAGGTTTCCAATAAGTACCAACCATAGAATTAATAACAGACGCAGGAGGCGAAAATCCTATTCTTCTCCACCAACCTAAATGCCGTGACGCTTTCATCATTTGATGAATGTCTGGGAGAAGCATCATATTAGCCATCTCGCTTTTAAACACAGCTCTGTTCGTATCTTCCATTACGTTGATAGCATCTGCACCTGACACCCCGTATGTGTGTTCCATGCGTTTAACCCACTGTAAATACATTCGTTCAATAGATGGATCACTTATACTTAATAGTCCGCTGTTAGACAAAAAGTCAGATACAAACTCTGTAGCAATATTTAACCGTTCACCCGGAGTTCCATACAAATATTTTATTTGGTATGCTTCGATGACTTCATCAGGTAAATGAGCTAAGTACCCCATGTCAAAGTAGCGCATCATGTTCTCAAACCCGCCGACTGTATCTAATGCTATAGGTCCACCTTTAGGCGCGTACCTTGCGTTTCTTAAAAGAATACCAAACGCTCGTAATGGGTTAGTAACAAATTCTCGACTTGCGCGCCCGTATCTACTTAGTCTCCCTAACCCATCTGGTCTAGTAGACAGACCGTAAATGTCATTAATCTCATATTCTTTTTTGAGTTTGGTAACAGTTGTTTCCATTAGTTCGTCAATAAAGTTTGATAAGAGTTTTAATCTTTTATCAGCATTTACACCTTCAGCGAACTTAATATTTGTTTTATAGTTACGTCTAAGAATCTGGTCTATCATCCGAACTTTTGCTTCTTCGCCAAGAGGTACTGGGGTTACACCTCTAGTCCGAACAATTTCTCTTATCATCTGAACAGTTCTGCTATCAGGATCAGAGAATACTTCCTTTAGCATCGCCCGTTGTTCATCATTTAATCGTGCCAAAATGTTATCTAATGGTGTTATAACACCGTCGTCTACTAAAGATGCAGGGGACGGCTCGAAGTTTTGTTCAATGGAACGAGCTAGTTCTTCTGCTGTGTCATCTATTCTTCGTCTCATTTGTGTAACACCATGACCGAGCATGTTGTCCATCTGTTCTGGAGTGAAGTTCCTGCCTTTATCAGATGCGTCCATAACACGAGTTTTTTCGCGGCCTTGAAATCTTTGTCTAGCTGAAACTGTAGGGAATCTGAATCCTCTAGGAGAAAGCTGATTTGTGTGCGCTAAAACTTCAGTAAGGTTTTGTTGTAAGAAATCAAGCATGTCATCAAATTCGCCGAATCCTTCTAACCCTGCTTCTAACCGTTCTATCTGCCATTTTGTCATAGAAGGCAAAAGTCTTCTAATGCCAGCATTTGTATTATATAAATTACGCCACGCAGTTTCATATTCAGCACGAACTCCAGCGCCCTCTAATGCTTCAATCCGATCCAAAACCATTTGTCTAGCTTGGTGATAGTCAACCCGTTTAAGTTTCGTTACACCTTCAGTAACACTGTAATTGAAGCTTTTCCCATCTCCAGAGAGTTTCATTATCGCTTCAATAGAAGTCTTCAAATAAAAATGTTGCTTATAAGATTTAGACAACCACCCTAAAGTACCGTTGATTTGTTTAATCTTCCGCAAAAACATAACATCGCGAATAGATTGAGGAGTCGCCAAGTAACTAAACCTGCCGTACTTTAACGCTGTAGCAACCTGTGCGGTTGTTGGTCTGTTAGTTCCTTTAGCGGCATTAACAATAGCATCACCGTATTGAGTTTTTTCAGCTTGCTGTCTTACTGCACGTACAAGATCTTTAACCTTTACAGTTTCTCCGACTTCAAGACCCAGTTGTTCTGCTGTGAATATTCCATCATCACCTACACGCCATGTATCTTTTAGTCTCAATACATCGTCGGCATTATCAGTAGCATTAGCCATACGAAGCAATCTGACCATATCATCTGTTTGAGTCAACATCGCTTTACCAGCAATAACACCAGCCTGACCAACAGTGCCTACACCCATAAACGCTATGTTCACAGGATCATAAAAAACTCTGTAAGTCATACCTACAGTTGTTTGCAACATTTGTGCAGGCGCACTTCCGGGTTTCATTTTCATAAAACCGAATTGTTGCATACTGTTGTAATCTCTTAAAATAAAACTTTCCATAGAGCCGGGAGCGGCACCTGCGTAAGCTCCTGCCCCTATCTCATTGTAAAGTTCAGCCCATTCTTGTGTGTTCATCAAGTCGTACAACTCGAAGTATCGTTCACCCCATTCAGGACTATATTGATCTGCAACTATTCCTTCTTCTTCAAATTGTTCATCAATAAGATCGCTTAAACGTCCTGTTGAATCGCCGTATCCGAGAGTTTCTGTAGCTAACCACCGTCGTTTCTCGTCAGCAAAAGTATCGTTTATTTTGTCTATATCTTCAGCAGTCCATGTACTCGCCGCTTCTTTGGCTCTGTCACGGAAACCACCTTTACCAAAATATTTAGCAGGGTTCAACCATGTGGGATCCCAAATTTTTGTATCTTCTTGAGCAAGCATGTAAGTACGCATATTATGGCCAAGAAAATCTTGCGACGCTTCTAAAGATCCCCATAAAGATCGGCCAGTCCAACGAATAGGTGTACCCACAGCACC